TATTCGTTGTTGCTTTTAATGTGCAAAACGAACATTTTGTTGTATAGTATGCTGTACTTGTTTGAAAGACCACCAATTAGGTTGTCTAGGTCACCGAGTGTGGTGAAAGTACATAGTAAACGATTGTTCATGTTTAAGTCTGTATTCATAAATAGGTCATAGTCATAGCCATGACTCGTATTATACGTATACGGAGCTTCTTCTAAGGTTGGATACATAACTGATTTTATTTGAAATTATACGTGTCACCCGCTTTGGCTTTCACATTTAGTTTACATTGTTTAAATACGTCCAGTATTTGCGACATGGTTTCTGTTTCGGATTCGTCAACGTCAAATAGGAAACTGTCGTATACGGACAATACAAGTTTTGTGTTTTTACCACGCAACAGTTTAAATATTTTCCACATTAGTTTAACGTTAGTTGCGGTCTCGTAGTTTTGCAACACGTAGTTGAGTAGCTTTTGTGGGTTCATGTCGCTCAACTTATCACGCTCAAATTTATACTGCGATAATGGACATTCAATGTAGCCGTTAGTGGTGAATTGGTGCCATAATGTGTCTGTATATTTTTTTACTTTACTGAAATATACTAAATTTTCGTACTGTTTCCAAATTCCTCCGTAAAGTTGCTGAAAAGTGATCTCCTTTGCTTTGTGGTAATCCACCTTATATAGGTCCGCAAAATATAAATGCACATCTTGCCCACCAAAGTCATGATCCACCAAATGTGCAAGAAGAATAGGATGGTAAGCACTAACATCCAGCTCAATGAAAGTATCGTTGTTCGGTATAAAGCATTCTCGTTCGCCATTGTCTTTACTTAATGTATTAAAGTTAATACCACCAAACGTATTTGACGGTCTAGTGGTTGTAGTATTTAAATTGTAGTGTGTGTAGACGCGTTGTGTATCGTCTTTTCCGAAGCATCGCTTATACTCGCCTGTATTAACTGATATTCCACTGCGTTCTAGCATGTTGTATGCAATACAAGCTTTATTGTAGAAATGCGTAGTGTTAGTTTCGGGTAACACGCTAAAGCGTTGCTCAAACCATTCGTAATGTTTTACAATTGGTATTATTGCATTAACGTCTGCTCGGTCTGGATATAAACGGTAAAAATATTCGTGTGTTGATGTATGTGTGGGTAGTTTAACGTGTATTCCAGGTACAGGACAAGCAATGCTTTTGTGTGTGAAGTAGTGGAGGAATTCCTTTTTGTCGTGTACGTGTATTGTTTCGATGCTGTCCAGTACTTCTTGAATCAGTTCAATTGGTAAATTGATTGTGTCGTTGTGGTTTACCGGGAGTATATATCCTTTGTCGTTTTGTGTGGGTTTGAGGTATATTGCACATATCTCGTTTTCTTGTGCGTGGTGAGTGTGGGATATAGGGAGTATGTCCACGTATACGTTTTTATGACGTATGCGACATAAAATGTCGATTTTATCTGTATCCTCAATTAGCCAAAACATGGGTTGAAGATACGAATAAAATACTAAACAGCAAAGTATTTTGCGTAGTCTTGTTTAAAGTATTGCGAGAAACCATACCACTTTTCCTCCACTTCCACCAAATTCACAATTGACTTGTTTACATTGTACACTTTCTCAATTTCACCCGCAATATACCACTGGATTGATGTTGGTGTATATAAGTCCCAAGCCACAGATGCATCTTTTGCTTGTAGTTTGGTGTATGTGGGTTGGTCGATTTCCATGTACTTTAGTTCGTTGTTTTTCTTGCAGAAGTAACGTGTGAATAAACCGTTTACATAGTCATCCGGTGTGGGTTGAGTTGGGTTTGGTTGTGGGATTAAACGTGGTTTAGCTGTGTGTGAATATTCCATGTTTGGTGAAATGGATATTTCAACACGTTCAGGTGTTACTGAATTGTTGGGTAAATTGGTTTGTTCAACTAGTGGTAGCAAAAATTGTGGTGTACCGTCTTGTGGTGATTTACCGGTATATCTTTCGTTTTTGTATGTTTCGAAATAGTAACCTGAATATATTTCACCGGTGGTAGCGATTTTAAATTCGCCACCGTTGGTGAATAGGTTTGCTTTGTATTGTGATTGTGGTAGGTACATGTTTATATGTTTTTGTAGTTTACTGCTCTTTTTTCAACTAATTTACCTAAATATGATTTGGTGATAGGCATGCCCGGTTTTGTAGGGTCACGCAGTGCTGGGTTTTGTACCCAAGCATAAGGTGGGAAGTGGAATGATTCAGATTCATTAATGAATTTAGGCATAAACACTGCAGTATATATGGTGGATGCAGATGCGTTTTTTGGGAGTTTGGATTTTTTAAAATAACGCTCTACATAGTCTAGTTGTTCTAAATCGCTCATGGACGCTAATTTATCTCGAGTTGTACCTAAATCTTGGGCTGCAGGTTTGCCAAATTGGATAAGACCTACATACCCTAAGGAATTTCGGATTGATGGTGAAAATGTACCTGCTGATTCGATTTCCATAATAGCCATGAGGTATTCAGGTTTGATGGAAAGATTAGATGCTATTTGTTTTACTTTAGATATAAATGGTGTATTGTTTTTGATTTGGGTGTTTATACGCATTGAAGTATTTGTAACCTGTTCATTAGTTTCGCCAAGTATTTTCTTCACCGCCGCAAGTAACTTGTCGTACTGCATATAGTGGGAACCGTTGTTGTCGCTATTGGCTATGGATGTTGTTTCCACTGATGTTTCCCAGTCGCTATTGGATAACTTGTGGTGTACACCTCTAATTATAAAGTGTAAATTTTCAGGGTATCGTGGTGGTAAAAATCGAGATGCTACGCTTAGTTCGTTGTATATTTTAATACCGCCAATTCCGTCCATGGTTACACCCAAGTTAATTGGGACAAACCCGTTTGTTGGGGATGCATATTTTTCGTCTACGTTTAATTGTATTTCGGCCTGGATTGATTTGTAGAATTCGGATACTATGGATATGTTGTTCTCGATGATTTGTGGGTCTAATTCTGGTTTGTCTGTGTTTTTTAAACCGAATGATGATTTGTGACCCCACCAGAATTTTTTCAAGTATGTCTCCTTTACTTCGTCTCGGCTATTGCTGAATCCAGTGCTTATTGGTGCAGATATTTCTGGTTGGAGACGATCGTTGAGTCCTTTGTTCCATTTCGAGAACATGGTGTTTTCTACGCCCTTAACATATCCACCAGCAGTGGAACTAATTGCGGCCATGTTTGCGAAGTCAGGGGTAATTTCGGTTTTTAAATTGAAATTGCGTACGAAGTTTGAAGATTTAAAATCGTGGTTGTAACCATACAACTCTAACTCGTATTTACGTGGTTTTGGTTCGTAGTAGCTTTGGTCAATTATGCGAATAGTGTTTTCTTCTTCGTCGATTATTGGTTCCAGAGTGTTTATACCGCCCAACGCTTTGTTTAATTCCTTACACATACTGTCCAAGAAGTTAAATAGCGATAAATTGCCCTTCTCGTCTAAATTGTTTTTTAAACAAGAATCGATTGTTTGGTGATGAATATATATGTTCATCATGTACGCAGATCCTTTCTTGTCTGGGTTTATCCAGTGTTTTAATTGGTGGAAATAGTGTTTGGATCCTACTGGTTCATCGTGGTTATTCACAATACATACTTGTGGGTCTAACGATACCTGGAATGGGAAATGGTACATTAAACTGGAATATGTGTTGCTGTCTATGGTTAGCATTTTGGCTATGGGTTGGTTTCCATTGTGTATATTTGGGATAACGTATTCCCTAAGGAAATCTAGTAAATGTCCAAAACGCATGTAGTATCCCAATAGGTAGTCATCTTTAGCAGCATTGCTGTATTCGATGAATGCGACGTCCTTTATTTCTTGGTCGGTATTATTAAATGCAGTTGGTTTAGGTTGATATTTGACCAAGTACTCACCCCCACTCTCCATTATCCAATATTGGTTAACGGGGATGGTTTGAATTATTTGGAATATATTGCTGCTTCGAATAAATTCAGTGGATTCAGGGTATAGGGTTTTTATTGCCTGTCTAGCGGCTGAATCTGAATTATACGGGCCTAAAGTCTCTATACTTTGCGGTACAGGTACATCTCCCTCCACTGGTTTAATGAAATGACCCATTTGAGTGGGTGTGTCCTTTACTGAAATGGTTATTTTTTCAGTAGAATAATTAGTACGGTCACTATTCAACAATGACTGGTAGTATAAATACGACGAGATAACATTGGATGTTGGTGAAACTATTAAGTCAGATGCAGAGTCAGCAGTGCCAGTTTCAGTGGTAGAATTGTATGTGGTATCAATTAACTTTAAAATGTCTGGGTTTGGTGATATGTTTGTTTTGAGTGACTCAATTACATCACCCATACTAAGTAACTCTAGTGTGATGTCATATGAACCGTCTTGGGCAAATTGCCAACTGAAATTTACTACACGGGCTACCAATGCATCGTAGTTACCAGATTTGTCTGCACGGTATTTTTTAATTCGGGGTATCATGTCGTAGTATGTCTTTACACTATCGCTAAAGAAACCATCCGGGTCCTCAACTAGCGTGTATCCCATTTCTTGCAAGTTGTCTTGACTATTACTCCAGTATAAACTGTTACCCCATTCCAATAACATGGTATAACCTATACGCATGTATAGCAAGTCTAATATGTGGAATTGTTCGGGTGAATAGCATTTGATTTTAACTGTGGCACGTTTGATTGAACCACGGTTCATGCATTTGATTTCAGCGCTTTCGATACCCGGCATAGGCACTAAACCAAATTCTGAGTTTTCAGTGAATGCGTTTACGTTGTATGTTCCGGTATAGTAGTCGGTAACGTTGTCTTTTTGTGGGTCTGTACCACGCTGGGTTAAGTAGCCATTTTCAATGTGGGATGTACCATTAAATAACACGTATCGTGTTGCTAATGTACTCCCGGGCATTTGGTCTGTACCACCACGTAGTTTTTCTTCAGTAACACGCGCATCGTTTAATGACACACCAGATGCCAATTTCACCCACGCTGTTTTTGAGTTAAGGTATGCGATTTGTTCTGCTGTTCGTACAGTACCGTCTTGACCCGAACCATGGATTCGCTGACGGTGGTTTATCTGTTTTGCAACGTAGTCAGGGATTGGTTCTCCTATGATGTTTGGCATAACTTTATATTCTGTTTAAATTTTCAAATGTACCTAAAATGGTTGGGATGCGTGATGCTGATGGTATTCTGATTTGTGCCCCAATACCCGGGTAGATTGAATCAGATGGTTGGGATGGGTTGGCTCTGGATATTACCCACCACAGGCTTGAATTACCATAGTATGTTTGGGCTAATATGTCGTAGCGGTCACCTTGTGTTGTGTATACGTATGTGTCCGAAAAGTCGCGTGGAATATCGGGATATTTAACGTTGATGAATCTACGTTTTGGGTTGTCTTGTGTAGTGATAACGGGTATTGATGTATAGCGAGCCATGAGTGGTTTATGTATAAATATGGAATATACAAAGAAAGCCTGGCTAGGCCAAGCTTTTTTAGTATTATGTGGGTGGGTTTATGCTTGATTGTGTTGATTGACGAATTTAGGTGAATTTTTCTCTTCTTTAATTAACGGAAATAAAGGAGCAACATATTTGTACTCAGGTCTGAAGTTATGTATTGGTGTGAACTGGAATCCAGTTACTTTAATATACATTGGTAATTGTTTACCTGATTCTATATCCCACGGTGACTCTTCCATTATTTCATATGTCATTCCGTTAATTATACCGTACTGAGCGTTAATATAGTTACCCACAGTTAATTTGTGGATATTACCAGCCATATATCCTTGTGCTGTATAAGTTGGTGCTAATGATGATGCTAATTGGTTTAAATGACTGTACATTTTGTCTCTATGGTGTACACCTTCAGCTACCACAGTAAATCCAAGTGATATTTTACGGTCGAATGAATTGTATTTGTGGAATTTTTCACCACGTCCCATATATGTTTGTGAATTCCAGTCCGGACTGTAATTGTCTGACAGGTTGTCGATATATGCTCTGAATGTAAGTGGTTCTGGGTTGTTGTTTGGGTGTGTTGGGTCAATGATGTCTATACGGAACGTGATGAGGTCATCACCTGTTCCGAAGTCACGGGATTTACGTTTATTTCCTGAAGTATAATATACTTGATCTACTAATCTATTGTCATCTTTATAGTAATCACCATCTTTAATTATATCCTCGGATTTTTTTGTAATGTAATCGTATGATCCGCTATAGTCAATAAATCCACGTACAATTCTGTCTACTTTCCTAAAGTCAGGACCAATTCCCTTGGCTTCTCCTTTAAGGTTAACGGGACCAAATACCATTTTACCGTCAGGGCCTGGGTAGTAACCTACATTTTTGTCTATATTGGCTAAATATGAACCAGTCTGTGCGTTTAGTGAAAGGTATTTGTTTTCTGCAGATGCATCACTAGATGCTTTGTCTACATTTATAGTAATGGCAGATGAATATTCAGTATATCCCTCTATTTTCGGTGATATGTCGAGGGGGTTATATTGATCAAAATTTAATTTATCTACAATTTGTCTACCGGCACCAGCATTTATTAATTTATCATTAATTGATGAATAATATGAACCTGTGGTTAAATCAATACGTTGAGTTAAATTATAAGCATACGATAAACCAACCCCTGTTTTACCAGTTTTATCAGGTACTAAATAACTAGATATATTTGGTTTAGGTGTTAATGAACCAGATTCATATACACTATACGTAGGTTCACCATTTACTAACCAGTCAAGGTTAGATTTAGATTTGGATAATGTGGATAATATTGTGGTTTTGTTGTATAAATCGTATTTAACGGACGCACCTAGTATTGGTGTAAATTTATCACGCAACGATTGTTTAAATGTATCGTCGTCTATTGATGGTGAAAATAATTTGTCTTTTCCACCAGGTACCAAATATGTTTTTGGGTTTAAACCGTTTGACCCCATTACTCGTAATGGTACCATTCCGTCTCCCTCTGTAGCATATTTAATTTTGGTACTACCAATACCTAATATGGATCCAGGGCCACCTTTGTAGGTATAAAGGTTAGTGTCATATTCCGACGGTTCTTCAATTGATTCAAAATGCAAATTAACTAACCTATTGTCAGTGAATGTATTTGGATCCATTAAATTGGCATTGTATACCGTACTACCGTATTTTTTTAACGATAGTTTGGTTAGTCCAGTTGGGTCAAGTCCTTGTTTGTTTAAATGTATACCCAAAATACCAACACCAGCTTGTGCTAGTGTTGATAATGGTGTATATATACCTTCGTTGAAGAATCCACTAGTTTCGGTACCAACCGCAACGCGAGATAGTAGGTTTTGCTTTAGCGCGAATTGCACACCACTTGGTGTAGCCATATATTTCGTTAAACGTTCAACGTCACGCGCTGATCGCTGCACGGATATCAATGCTCCACGCACAACACCATCAGCGTACGCAGCGAGTGGAGTAGCAGGTTTAGTTACTACTGTTGAGTCGCTAGGTATTGGTGTTTGAATGAAAGGCTGGGAGGTAAACTTGTCGTCACCAAATTTAAGTGATTTGAGTTTAGTCCCATTTTCAATATATGACGTTAATATACCCACTAAGAATTAGTCTTTAATTGGAAATGATGCAGCTTTACCTAATACCTTTAAATAAGTATTGGCATATGAACCGTTGTTTGTTTTGTATTTTGGTTTGTTGGTTGGGTCAGCTGTAACTGAATCCTCTAAGTCAAATGCCGTAGGTGTTGGTAATTGATTTGCTACACCATCATTGTACTTAATGAAATCCGCGTTTACTGCTGCTTGGTTTGAACCGTCCACTGAATAACTTGGTGTTTTTGTTGTTGCATTGTAATGCAATGAACCAGGTGTTAATGGGTATGTTGTGTTCGTTGAATTTACGAATTCAAGTGGGTTTGGTAAAATAGTCCCTCCGTTTTTTTCGGCAGCGAATGGAGAGCCTTGTGTTTGAAGCATGTTTTTAATTCCCATGGTAATTTAGTTTTGTTTATAAATATTGCTAATTACTGAATTGAATAACCAGTTTTATGATATTGCGTAACTGTTCTTACGGTTGTTATCATTTGTTGCAGTTGCAATTTTTTCACCATCAACTTTAACCTCAGTATAAATCGGTCGGTTTTGGTTTTTTTCAAATATACTACGCATTGCCCGCAGTTCAGCTATTAATGCTGAATTATCTTGTGTAGGTTGGGGGGAAGGTGGGGATGACAATCTGGTATTGATTCGAGGTGCTACTGCTATTTCATCATTGTCTGATATGGAGTATAGACCCCCCTCTTTAGTAGATATAGTTGTTTCACCTGTTTTGTTTGAGTAATTAAAATCACCTACGGGAGTTGCTCCTTTCATAGCTGAATATATGGATGATCCTATAACAGCTGCTGCTCCTATACCAAGGGCTGCTTGGAATGGGTTAGCTAAAGCCCATGCGGTAGCTATACCTATTTGGGTAATTAGCTCTTTGCCCTTCATTAAGTTCATGGTTGCTTGCAGACCAATGTTTACTTTTTCTTGTGCCCCTATAGCTATTTGAAGTAATTTTATTGCAGTAAACCCACCAATTATGCCTTGAAGCAAACCAGGAATTGAACCAAGCAGATTTACTAAATTAACTATAGGTGAAACTACTTGCAATACTGGTTCAGCCAATGACACAAATATGTCTTTGAGTTTTTCTACGGATTGGTTAAATCGGTCCTGGATTGATTGCTGGTCAACTAATTGGTCTAACTGTCCTTCTTTCAGCATTTTGGATGCTTGCTCAAGACCATATCTTCCCTTAGCTGTTTCAAATGCACGTTGTTCGTCGTCGCTTAACTTACCACCTATGGCGCGGATTGCTTCTTGCTCAACTAATACATCCGCTAACTGATCCGCATTCATACCAACGGCTTTAGCCATTGCTTCTTGCTGGATTCGGTTCATTTCGCTGTATTTAGCTGCGGAACCTATTTGGTCCGTGATTTCCGATGCAACTGTGGCTAAATCGTTGTTTAACGCGGCTTGTCTCGCTTTTTCTAGCGTAATGTCTTTACCGGTTAATAGTTCAGCGGATAATTCAGCCTCAATGGATGACTCAAAATTGAGTAATTGGTCCGCAATTGCCGCTACTTGTTCCAAATTACCACCCATTAATTTAGCATTAAATGCTGCTTTGGCTAAACCTTCGGCTCCGCCCTCAATGGATAACTTGGTTCGGTTTGAAACATTACCCATATCCACCATTAATTGTTTGGTGTTAATGGATACTTTGTTTTGGTATGATAATATTTTAGATGTTGCCTGGAATGTTGCTACGTTGTCTTCTAATGTACCACCAGTAGCCATGGTGTATTTTTGCATAGCGAACAACTGTTCATTGGTTAGTCCAGATTGTTCACGCAGTTTGGTAAATGTGATTAGGTCTTGCTCGGATAATTTTCCGTTGGTACCTAGTTGTTGGTTAATGTAACCTAACGATTCTTGTAAATTTTTAGAATTTAATGCAACATCACCGGACAATGAGGCAAGATCAGCCATTTCTCCACGTACATTTAATGCGTCGCTGTACGTTATGTTCATGGATTTGGCAAAATTACCAGCTCCTGAGTCTATGTCTTTGAAGACACTAACGAATGATGTTAATATTACTAATGGGTCCGTGAGATGTTTGGTTAGGTTTTTACCTAAATTACTCACAAACATACCAAATGATTGCCATTTACCAATTACTTTACCCCCTTCGGTAGCCATTCGTTGCATTTCCTTGGTAGTATCGGCTAGTGCTTTGTTTACATCTTCAGATATTCCTTTAAAATGACCAAATGTTTTAGCAATTTTACCAACTAACCCTAACTGTTCTTCTAGTTGTTGCTGGATGCCTAATTCGGTTTTGCGTAGGTCTTGCTGCTTTTCTAGCTCAGATGTATTTAGTTTAGTGTATGCTAATTGAAGTTCATGGACACCCATTTGTTGGGTGAGCTGGTCTAACAATTCATCATTAAGTTTGATTGCTAGTTGTTTGTTTTGAATTTCACTTAACGATAAATTATGTGCTGTTTCTAACTCATGTATAAGGTTTTGTTGAGCTTGATATATTTCGATGAATGTAGAAAGTCTACTTAAATCGGTCCCTCCCAAGTTATTAGTAAGGCCATTCTCAATTATTTTCGCCTTGTTTAGTAAATCCTGGTTTTTGTTAATTTGACGGCCAATAGATTCTAAATCGCGCAGCCCTGTTTTTTGGTCCAGTATAGCTTGGGCGATCGATTTGTTAGTTTTTAAAGTAGCAGATTCAAATGTAGAACGACGTGAATTAATACCCAAAGCCTCTTTAATTGAATCAACAGCAGCTGCAGATACATCGTATGAGTCTTGCTGAAGGTCTTTTACTTGTTTAAGTAATTCTAATTGCTCGCGTAGTAAGTCATTTGTGTCTCGTATGTCTTTATTTGAGTCAGCCATTTATGGGGATATTTTCGTTATAAATATGGAATAAATATAACTTTATTGGTAACTTGTACGTTTATCCATATGCTGTTTTAAATGTTCTGGTGCCTTAATGGTACCATCACTATCAATTACAGTGGTTTTGTTACCTTGTGTTTGAGCATTGGCGCGATCGTTTTCGTCGCTGTAGAATTTGTTGATTTGGTTGAAAGTAAATCGGCGGAGCCAGATTGGCATATTGTATATAGTCTGCCAATCGTATCCGCCTTTACCATGAAACACTATCTCGTGTATTTGAGTATATATTGCTAGTTTAGTTTCAGCTGCTGATTCGGGTGTGAGGCCGAAAAATGCTAGTTGATTTCTAGTTTTGTTACTAACGTCCATTTCATATTAAATATCTGGCCAGAAGAAACTAATACCAATCGGAATGTTTACTTTGTCGTCAGCGCCATCAACGTGGAATGTTAAATCAACATCCGGTTGTAATTCGCGAATATATTCGCGTAACGCGCGTGAATCTTTAGCGATCAAGTAGTTGTCAACGAACTCGCGGATGTCTTTCTTTTCGCGTCTACCTTCCACCGAAGTGATGATGTATTTCCAACGTGTGGATAGTTCTGGTGATGAGTCTTTGTTGATTTTTTTCAAACCGTCTAGTTCGCGCTGGATGTCTTGTTCGTCTTTGTGTGTTAATAGTTTGAATGTGATTGTGTTTTTAGTGTATGGTAACACGTACTCAAATTCGTTTTTGTCTGCTTTTTCAATTGCCTCGTGTACTGGTTTGTTGTCTAATGCAGCTAAATCAACTGTTTGGTCTACACCACCGTATGTGAATTTATATTCACTTCCGTAACCTAATACGCGGGCAGCAACCATGATTGCGTTTTTGTCACCAATTAGTAAATCGTCGTAGTTAATTGGACTAACAATTAATGCTTTGATTAACTTGTCCAATACGGTACCGTTTTTGATGTACGTTTGGTTAGTTAAGATGTCTTCGTGTGCTGCAGTCATGTATTTAACTTCAACTACACCTTTAGCTAACTCTGAATCTTTAGGGTACAATAGTCCTTTGGACGGTAACTCTACTGTTTCAGTAGGGATTTTAAATTCACTCATATACTTTATTTTGTTTATAACTTTATTTGTCGGATATACATATATTAAATTGGTGCGACAGTCTCAGAATTCATACTGAAATTAACAACACCTTCTACTTTACGTATTTGTGCTGCTATATCGTCCATTTTGTCGCGGTTGAATCCACCAGATTTCATGAATGGGTATCCGTCTACTTTTACTGTTAATATGGCCTTGAAGTTACGTTTGTCTTGTTCGTTGTATGGCAATATCTCCTTTTCAGATACAATGGTAATACCAGTGATTGCGCGGATGTCGGACAATATCTCTTTTTGTGGACGTAACTCTAGGTTGGTAACTAATCCACCAGACATTTTGTATTTGTCTTGGTAGTCCTCGCTTAGTATGCGTTTGATTTCCTCGCGGATGATTTGTTTGATAGGGTGGTTTTTCATATTGTAATATATGGTATAAATATACAATGAGTGTGGTAGGTAGGCAAGGAAAAACAAAAAACCCCACATTTTTGGTGTGGGGTTGAATGATATATGTCGGTGTATATTTAAAAGTTTAATACACAGTAATCAGGACGGATTGTCATTTTGATGTTTACTGCAACTCCGTCGTCATCGTAGCTATAGTCGCCAAAATTAACGTTGGTTGGAAATGCACCTTTAACAACCCACTCACTTACGATATCGCCTACTGGTCCAAGTACATTGAATGTCAAGTCTTTCTTGTAGAAATCAGAGTAACCATCTCTACCCGTTACTGACTCGTGACCTAAACGGATCCATTCCATTACCGCTTGTGCACCAGATGGAGTGATTGATTCGAATAATGTTAAGTCAATTGTGCTCCATTTAGTTTTACCTTTAACGAAACGTTGAACGTTAATGTGGTTTAATTCTACTGGTGTTTGGTCTAATGATATTGCAGATACCCCTTTTACTAAATAAGCAGGTATACCGTCAATGTACATTACGAATCGATTTGACTGCTTAGGTTCGAATGCAGTGTAAAAGATCTCACTTGAATTTAATATTGGCATGTTTTGTAAGTTTTAATTTTGTTTATAAATATTCACATTTTCAAGTTTTACCCAGGAAATTCTGCTCCAGTTGGTAATACAATGAAATCAAGTGAAATAAATTCTGCTGTTTTAGTTGGTTGAATGTAAATTTGTCCTACTAATTGGTTTCTGTCGATAACATCTGGGCCATTATTAGTGTCATCCATTACGATACGGAATGCGTACAAACCTTGTTTTTGTTGGATGTTTTCTAAGTATGGGTTAACACGGGACAAGAACAATGAACGTGTACGTTCTGTGTTTTGTTCGAATACGATGTTGTCTGCTAATTGACCGATATATCCTTTCAATTCGATTAATAAACGTCTAACGTTTACTCTGTCTAGTGCGGATGTACCTTTTTGTAGCGTTTTTTGTCCATAAATTACTACACCAACTTTTGGCATTGTTGCTAATGGGTTGATGTTGCTTAAGTACAATTCGTCTTTTTGTGCTTGAGACAATTTGTATTGAGCGCGAGATACGTTGTTTAAACCACCTCTGTTGATACCCGCTGGTGCGAACCAAGGAGCAGCAATTTTGTCGTTGTTTGCGTATACACCTGGTATTAATGTAGATGCAGGAACCCAAACGTATTTTCCAGTTGCTGGGTCGATCATGTTACACCATGGCCAGTAAGTAGTTGCGTATGAATTATCGCGTGTCTGTGCTTGAGCGACTGCTTCACTGACTGTTGAATTGTAATCAGTTAAATCAACGATATATAAATTGTCTCCACGGTTTTGTGTGTTGGTGATAATTGTAGATATTGTTGATGTGTGTAAGTCGTTAGTTAAACCTGGTGTAGTTAATATGTTGAATCTATATTCGTCTTTGTTTGACAATAGATTAATCATGTTTGTGTAGTTGTCTGCAACTAAACCTTGTGTGTTTGATGAGTTAATTGCATCGTAGAAATTAGCACCTCCTTTAACAGTACCTGTAGCGCCACCAAATACACCTAATTGTGCTGCTGGTATTTTTGCTGCGTATCCTGTTTTTGGTTGACCGTTTGTGTCTAAATAGTCAGGTGTTGTTGAGTTAACTGCAGCTACACGAATGTATTTTGATGCGTTAGGGTAAGAACCACTGAATTCCATCTGTAGTGTTGATGGGTTGTAGTTTAATTTAGTATCGCCAATTACACGTGCAATGTAGTTTGGTGATTTTGGATCTAAGTTTACACCGTTGAATGCTTCAAGTACCACTTTCTTGTTTGTCTTGTCGTTACCTTGACGAACAATTACATTAAATGTACCTGATGCTGTGTTTGGTGATGAAATTTCAAATCGAATATTATTTGCTGTGCCTAAAGTTAAGCTACCAGATGTACCTAATGTTGCGTTGTTTTGGTCTACACCTTCACTTAGTGTTTCAAGTTGGAATACATTTACTCCACCGCCTGCTACGTATGAAGAACTAACATAACCGTCAAACACATATGCTGAATCATTTGCAATGACAGATGATGTAGCTGGAGCATATGAACCAGACACAACACGAGCAACTAGCAATGATTGACCACCGTAGTTGAAGTAATTGTATGCAGCAATTGATGTGAAATAAGAATAAACATCACTTCCACTAGTGATGATGTCACCGAATACGTTTTTGTATTCTGAATAAGATGTAACTACAGTTGGAACCTCAACTGGTCCCTTAACTGTTGGGCCAATTATAGCGGCACCAACCTGAATAGGCTGACCTGATAGATATGAATTATCTAGCTCGTTTAATGTTACTCCTGGAGATATTGTAAAGTTTCCCATTGTTTGATTTTGATTATAAATATATTGTTAATTATGTAAATTCGAGTTAATATACTAAATTGTTACTCCAGTTGGTAGGATATTGAATTCCAGTAATATAAATTCGGATGTTTTTGTTGGCTGGATATATATTTGTCCTACTAATTGGTTGTTGTCTATTACGGTTGGTGTGTTGTTCGTATCGTCCATTACTACATTAAAGTCGTACAGACCTTGTTGTTGTTGTATAGTAGATAAATATGGATTTACTTGTGCTAAAAATTCATTACGTGTACTTGCTGTATTTTGTTCAAATACTAATGATTGTGCTATTTGACCAATGTAGTTATTTAATTCGATTAATAAACGTCTAACGTTTACACGATCCAATGCGGTATTTTTCTTTTGTAGCGTTTTCTGACCATATACAACTACACCATATCCTGGTAGTGTTGCTAATGGGTTTACGTTTGCTTCGTATAGCGCGTCTCTTCCGCTTTGTGTAACTACGCGTTCAACACGAGTTACGTTAGTTACAACACCTCTGTTAGTACCAGCTGGTGCTATCCATGGGTACGAAACTCTGTCACTAGCCATATATACACCTGGTATTAATGTGGATGCAGGTACCCATACGTTTTGTCCAGTTGCTGGATCAATTGTTTGAGCCCAAGGCCAATATGTTGCTACGAATGATGTATCGAATGCTGCGGCTGCGTTAACTGTAGTGGTTAAATTTTGACCATATTCAACTACATCAACTATAGCCATTGTATCACCACGTTCAGTAACCATAGGTATCAATTTAGTGTTGATAACGTTGTAGTGGTTAGTGAATGAATTACGTCCAATTAAACCTGGAACAGTGATGAAATTGAATCGGTATGAATCTTTATTTGCTAATAATGCAATTGATTGTGTATATGCTGATGCTGGTAAACCTTGTGTATTTGTATCACTAATTGCCTCGTAGTATTTGGCTGCGGTTCCAGTTGGTATGTTTTTACCTGTTGCTCCACCGAATGATCCACTAGCTAAAGTAGGGATGGAACTAGTGTATTGTGGTTTTGCTAAACCGTTGTTGTCTAAATAGTTTGGTGTAGGTGTAAGTACTTGTTTAACACGAACGCATTTTGAATTGTTTAAGTAACTACCAGTTAGTTCAAGGTAAAATTCACCGTTGTCTTCAGATACGTTTTCGGTAGTATTACCAACGATTTTTTCAATGTAGTTTGGCGAGAATGGATCTAGCGATAGGTTGTTGTATGCCTCAAGTATAGATGGTGATGATGCTGAATCGTCTCCTTTTCTAATTAGTAGCGAGAATGTACCTGATGCCGTGTTTGGTGATGTGATTTGCCATCTGTAGTTATCGGCAGATCCGCTTACTAGTGAACCGCTGATTTCAGCACCAACACTGTTCATGATTTCGCCTTCGGATAATGTTTCTAATACGAATGCTGTTTGAATAGATGCTGTAGCAGGTGTAAATGAGCCACTTACAACGCGAGTAACTAGAAGTGAACTACCTCCGTTGTTGAAGTAATTATACGCTGAAATTGACGTCAAGTATGAATATGTTTGAGATCCACTTACTAATGTATCTCCAAATTTATTTTGATATTCACTATATGTAGTTACTACGGTTGGGATACCTACAGGTCCTTTAACTGTTGGTCCGATGATGGCTGCTCCCGCTTGTATTGGTTGGGAAGTTACTGCAGAATTATCGTTTACGTTAATGGCTACCCCTGGTGATACAATAGTTGTTGGCATGTTTGATTATGGTTTAATTTTAATTATAAATATGTGAATATTTAATTATATGTTAAGTTAATGGGAATATTTCGCCAGTTTCCGGGTTTAGATTTACTTGACCGTATTTTTCGTATAGCGATTGGTTGAATTCGGATTCGCGTTTGCTTAACTCGGTTAATTGTATTTTAGCGGATGCGTGTCTTTCGTCTAATTGAATTCGCATTAACTCAATTTCCCCCAGTTCGAGAACCAGGGATTGAGTTTGTTTTTGTATATCTCTAAGTGATTGTAATTCGTCAGTGGATATAACTGTATTGGTTGTAACTGTTTCCATGTGTGGTTTTTAGATATAAATATATGGTTGGTTATGTAAGTTGTGTTTTCTTCCATCCACCTCCAATATATACATAAAGGTAGCAAGTACCACTAATGTTTACAGGTACCATTTCACCTTCCACACCAGTATATGATGGTGCTGCTGATTGTGTGGCTACCACAATGGTATTTCTGTCTGTTACTTTAAATGCATCTACTCGAGATCCAGCATTAGCCCCACCACCAACAATAAATCTGGATGTTATATCTCCATGTGTATTGAATGATCCTACTACTGTTTGGGATGAACCTGATGCTATTGTGTTTGCTCCACCAGCATATGAATATGAACCACTTGCTACTGTTTGGTAACCGGAGGCGTGTGAACCATCACCACTAGCAGTTGTTTGGAAACCTTCAGCGTGGGAAAAATTTCCTAAGGTTAAAGTAGCACCACCTTCAGCGTGTGAACTAACACCTCGGGTAATTGTACTTTCACCCTCAGCGTGTGAATTTTTTCCAATTGCCGTGGTGTACAAACCTTCAGCGTGGCTAGCATTGCCTTCAGTTCGAGAACCAGAACCTTCAGCATGGGAGAATGATCCGGTTACTGTTACTAAGTTACCATTAAGTAATGAACCATTTACATGCAAATGAGCTTGTGGGTCTATTGTGCCAACACCAATATATCCCCTATTACTACCAGTACCGTGGATGTGGAGGTGTGGTTGATTATTAAGCACATTATTAGTTGGGTGACCAGCATAGAATCTAATGTAGTTTTCTTTTATATTATTTATATCTAAAGCAAAATTTAGGATGTTTAATCCGTTTGAAAGTGAAGTGGAAGAGATGAAAGTATCGTCTTTTTTACCATATCTTGAATATGTTGATTCATTAGTGGTATTGGAACTCCGTACACCCATAAGTAATTGAGCTGCACTTGAACCGGTTGGGGTTGATACACCCATCTGTACTATGTTTTTAGTACCAGATACTACTACTACACCACCATCAGCACTACTGGTATCGTATACCAGATAATTATTAGCTTCACCGGCATGTACATGAAATTTATATTGTGGGCCGTTAGTACCAATACCAACATTACCATTTGTAGCAATTGTCATTTTGGTAGTACCATTAGTTTCAAACTCCAATGATTGGTTGTCGTTTGTACCTAATGTTGCTGTAGCACCAAATGAGTTACCATCTTGTTTGAAGAATGAACTTGTATCTATAGTAGCGGCAATAGGTACATTAAATGTAGTTCCGTTCCCTTTAGTGAACACAAGGTTTGGGGATGAATATGATGCAGTAACCAGCAATGAACCTGTATCTGTTGATGAGCCTACAGCTGCTGATGCAGTATAGAATAATTGCCCGGTTGTAGTATTAATTGTTAATACGTTGGGGGTTGATACTTGAGTTAATGTTTTAATGTAGGTGCTGCCGGATAAAGTTGTAGAACCAGTAACTTGAAATGAACCGGATACATTAATATCATATGCAACGATGCCAGTAAATGCATCCACTGATTGTGATACGTGGTATGGTCTCACTATGTTCAGTGAGACTATATCCTGTTTGTCGAGTCGTTTTGCCATGTTTATATATATGTTTTTTTAAATACTACGAATGATTGTTTTAACAGTCCAACCATTTGTGGTTGTGGAACCAGTTAATGCTAAATTACTACCCGACACTAATACACCAAATGTAAATGTGGATGTATCGCCGAATGATGATGCGGATGTTTCGACTTGGTTTACGCTACTTCCACTCCAAATGGCGAATATATTTCCTGCTCTTGCAGTTGAACCACTACGGATATTGTAGTCAACATGAATACTGTCGTATGTTGATGTTGGTACAGTGTATAGTGTGGTTGAACCACTATTTGCTGTGGTTTTGTTAGTGGCGAATAACGCTGCTGCACCTGATGCACCACCAAGTATGGTTGTGTAGTCTGAATTGGCTTGTAGTATACGGTTGGATCCAGTCCATACGGTGAATAATGAACCAGACACAACATCTGTTATGTCGAATAATGGTCCGGTTGATCCGCTAACGGCTAATACCATTGAGCCGGATTTGTATATGTTTACACTACCTGTTGCGTTAATTGAACCCGATATAAGTACTGCTTGGTTTAATTGATTAACATATGATGCAGTGGCAGCAAATGATGACGATACAGCATTTAGTACATATGAAGCGGTTTGTGCTAGTACAACATACGAAGCGGTTTGTGCTAAGGCAACATAACTTGCAGTAGAGGCAAATGAGGATGAAATTGCATTTGACGCCCAAGATGATGTACCGAACAATGAACCGGTGATACCGTTTTGTACGGTTAAACTACCAGTGATTGTTGCTGAACCATTTAACGTCATTACACGGTTTGAAGATACGTCAAATATTGCTGACGATCCAGTGTATATGGTCCATAGCGAACCGGATACAGAATCGGTAACTTCGAATAATGTACCTTGCGATCCACTAATTACTAGTGGGGATGAACCTGATTTGTATATGTTTATACTACCAGTTGCGTTTAACGAGCCTGAAATAAGTACGGCTTGGTTTAATTGGTTAACGTATGATGCTGTTGATGCGAATGATGACGATACAGCGTTTAGTACATATGATGCGGTTTGAGCCGTTGTAACGAATGATGCCGTTTGTGCTAGTACAACATATGATGCAGTAGCTGCTTGTGTAGCGAATGATGAGGTACCGAATAATGATCCAGTGAATGATGTTGCAGTTAAGCTACCAGTTAACCCGTATGAACCGGTTAATTGTTTTGAATTGATCCACACACTACCAGATTTAACTAACATATCACCATATGACGTTATTGTGGATGTATCAATTATGTCGTGCATTTCGCCAATTTCGTATCCGTTGTCGATACGAACATGCATGGATCCGTTGTTTGATTGTTGACGAATAACCTGACCTAATCGTACAGTATGAAGTGGTGCTGTAGGTTCGGTAGCGGTGATTGCACCACTTGCGCCCAAATACAACAATTGGCCTGAATTGTATAGTGAGGTGTCAATACCAAGTAATATACCCTCGGTGATGATGAAACCTTGCGATCCGTTTGTGATTTGCTGTGTAGCAATACCTAACGTATTTGCTGATACACCATCAGATTCATACGATGCAGTAGTGATACGTGGTATATCGCTGGCATTGTTTGAGCCAGTGATACGCACAACCATACCTTTTTGAATGGTGAAACCAGAATTGTTGAGTGCTAATATGTCTGTTTGTGTTGTGCGTTCTGAAAGTGATGAAGTTGCTGCATACGATGCGGATAATGCGGTAGATGCATAACTAGCAGTTACAGCATACGATGCGGATAAAGCATATGAAGCAGATACAGCGTTTAACACATACGATGCTGTTTGAGCATTTGCAACATAACTAGCCGTTTGTGCCAATACAACATACGATGCAGTAGCTGAATATGAAGCGGATACTGCTTGTACAATGTGGGATGAAGTGATTGCGTTTAACGCCCACGATGCAGTACCAAATAGTGAACTAGTGACACCGTTCTGCACGTTTAAGCTACCAGTGATTGTGGTAACTAACGACGAATCAACTACTAATATGTTTGTGGACCCAGTTGCCACTGTTAATAGTGGACCTGAATTACTATCTGTTACGGTTAATAATGGTCCAGTTGAGCCACTAATGGTTACTACATTTGAACCAGATTTGTATACACTGAAGCTACCAGTTAGTCCTAACGAACCAGTGATTTGTGCCGATCCTGTGTATGGGAACGCGGCAACAATACCAGTTACATGAGACGCTGTTAATGCGTATGACGATGAAATTACACTGTTTGAACCATACGGACCAAATACACCAGATGCAGTGATGAATGATGCCGTTTGTGCTGTTGTAACGAATGATGCCGTTTGCGCATTCGCAACGTAACTAGCTGTTTGCGCTAGTGTAACGAATGAAGCGGTTTGCGCATTCGCAACGAATGATGCCGTTACAGCATAGGATGAAGATACAGCATATGAAGCGGTAGTAGCGAATGATGATGACACAGCATTAAGTACATACGATGCAGTCTGAGCATTCGCAACATAACTAGCTGTTTGTGCTAGTGTAACATATGATGCAGTAGCGGCCTGTGTAGCGTATGATGCAGTACCAATGAATGAATCTGCCGTTATACTACCACTAACGGATAAACTACCAGTGAACTGGTGTGTGTCGTCTGATGTATCGCCAAATTTGGTTGAACCAGATGCGTAAATAATGGACGATGAATTGTATATGGTATGGAATACGTTGAATGATGCCGTACCGTTCACCACTAAATCGCCATTGATTGTAGCGCTACCAGTTACACCGAGCGAGCCAGTGATTTGTGCTGAACCGGTGAAGGGGAATGGTGAAATATATCCCTCTAAGTATGATGCGGTTAATGCGTATGAGGATGATGTGGATGTGTTTGAGTATGAAGATGTTACAGCGTATGACGCGCTTAGTACATAACTAGCGGTTTGTGCTAGTGTAACATATGATGCAGTATCGGCTAAATCAGCGTGTGAAGCGCTTACAGCATACGATGCGGATATGGCGTTCTGTGCAAATGATGCAGTAGTTGAGTAACTCGCCGATATAGCGTTGTCAGCCGCAGATGAACTCACAGCATATGATGCCGTAGTTGCGTATGAAGCAGTACCAGCAAATTGCGATATGTTTGAACCAGTATAGCTGTTAAATGATGATGTGGTAACTAAATAGTCTCCCAATTGCGTTGCCACGTCTTGGTAGTTAGCATATGTTGTTACACCATCGGATGTGGTAGTTAATACATACGATCCAGTTGTGTATTGTATGCTGCTGCTAACCCAATCGATTACATCTGGGTAGAATACGCCTTGTTGTTTGATGCTGCCTGAAATGTATTGACTGCCGCTAAATATGTTTGAGCCAGTTGTGGCTAGTGAAGCGCTTTTAGCTACAAATACAGGGTCAGTTTCATTGTAGTACGAAGCCGTCTGTGCATTTTTAACATAGCTAGCTGTTAATGCATACGATGCACTTACAGCATATGAAGAGGACAATGAACGTTCAGCATACGAAGCCGTTAATGTATACGATGCACTTGTAGCATATGAAGCGGACAATGAACGTTCAGCATATGAAGCAGTTACTGAATACGATGCACTTACAGCATTTGATGCAGTAGCTGGAGATATAGCGCTTGATGCAGTGTAGTATAATTGTCCATTGATTGGATTAAATGTTACTACATTGGTTTGTGCTGTGCTAGTTAAGTTAGGTGCTACTACATTACCATACATGGTAGTAGGACCATCTATGCTTACATCGCCTTTGATTGATGTGGAACCGGTTACGGTAAATGAACCTGATATGGTAATATCGTAGTCGTCTGCACCTGTGAATGCGTCTACTGACTGTGATACGTGTTGTGGGTAGATTATTTGGTTAAGAACTATGCCGTTGTTCGATAGGTTTTTTGCCATCTTATGTTTTAATTATAAATATGGCTAAATCCACTAAATGTTCGAGGACCCGGAATAGTATGTTTCAGTGCTTACTATTACTTGTGCTTTACTGTTAAATTTACGGTGTGCGGTCACTTCTTTCTGTATGGTGTCTGGGATAATGTAGCCTGACATTTTAATGGTGAATGTGGCTTTCACTATACGGTCTTGCCCATCGTTCAATTCGGTTGTGGTGGTGAATGAATCGATGTTTGCTTTGAATTTAAAGCGTTCCGGGTCACCCCAATATGCATTTGATGCATAGTTAATAGCCTCAACTATTTTGTTGAGTTGGTCAACGTAGTACGTTTGTACAGTACAACTGTAGGATAAATTAACGTAGTCAGGTATGACGATTAATTGGTATGTTTTAACTGGTTTACGGTTGTTGAGTAAATCGAAGTTTGAGTACGTGTTTTTTGAGTTGTATGTAGTGGCCCAAGTTGCATACAAATGTGGTTGGTTGGCATCTATTTTGTTGGTGATGGAATTATTGCGTTCCACAGTATCACGTTTGAACATGATTATGGGCGCCATGATTTTGCCGTTTTTGTCTTTGTAGTACCCGTCCTTTTGTGCCGATTTCCAACGTTCAGGTGCACCATATATTACTGGTACAGCAATACGCTGTCCGTTTTGTTGTACAGTTGGGCGAATGACTTCGTTGAAGTAGTACATAACGGATTCGTCCATGTCCTGGATACCAACGGTGAATGGCTTGGTGGTATCGTTACGGAAGGACATTTTTTCCGAACGGTTAAATTCGTTCCCAGATTGCTCTGTTTTAGTGAATTGCTCAAACGTGTTTGGTTGGTTTGGGTTGCCTAGTGTTTCGCCAGTTTCTTGGTTAACGTACGGTTCAACTTGTTCGTTTGAGATTTGTCGCTGTGACTTAGTTCGGGGTTTTCTTGCTTTTGCCATATCGTGTATAAATATGGGTGGAGGGTGAAAAAAAAATAGCCACCGGTGAGGGTGGCTATAATTTGTGTTGTGTAACTAACTTTAAATTAAAATGGTAATTCCGATATTACTGGGTTGTATGCTATTGATGGTAATTCGTGGATCCATTCGAATGCACCATTTTCGTGTATACATCCGTTCACTTCCTCAACTGAAATGAACCAGTTTCCGTCAGCGTCTTGCGTAGGATTAAAGAATTGAACTCCATCCCAAGTTTGACCAATAAGTTGGTCTTTTTGTGTTTCTGTTAATTTGTATACGTTTTCCATGTGTGTTTATGTTTTAAAGTTTATAAAATTATACGTTTCTGCCTAGTGTAGTTTGGTATTTTTGTACTGCTGTGTAAAGTGTTGCTGCTTCAGTGTCCGTTAAACCATCTCCGATTGATGCAAATGCACATTCATTGCCTGAATTCGATCCAGCGCTATATCCTAGTAATGTAACAGGAGCAGGAGGTAGTACGTTACCGTCTGATGTTGTGTTAGTAGCAATGGAACTGCCATTTCGATACAATTTTCTTAATGTGGATGATGTTTCACTACCAATAAAGAAACCTGGAAGTGTGTTTGATGCTAATGCATTAACTGCATCACTTCCCGCAGAGAAATATGCTGATCCACCACCAGTTTTATTATTTGTTCTTAATGCTAACCATGATGTTCCAGAACCATATGGCTGATCAACTAATATTTCACCTGAATATGAAATTAGTGGAGATGCAGTTGTTGAATAGAACGATACGTGAAGGTTTGAATTAGTTAAATTGGTTTGAGCATTTAAATTTGTGCTAGCCCATGCATTACTTGCGTTCCCAGCATATCCAGTTGGTGAATGAACACCACCACCATTATATGACAATCTGAATGCTTCATTCAAATCGCGTGGGTCTTTAAGGTTGAATTTGTGTTGTGCAGCTGTACCACCCACAAATGGATAAATAGCTTTCATTTTGCTCCATATACCGTAACCTTTCAGGTCGGTTACAAGTGTATTGATAGCGTTTTGTTGGGTTGTGTTGGTAATTGTCGCCGCAGTAATGAATGCTAACGCGTCTGCATCTTGCCCCGATGCAGGTGCAGCTACTGCTGAACGCCAACCAACTTGCCCATAAGATAAAATTGCCATATTTGTATTTATTTAAAATTATTACCATTATACATATGTTAACGG